TGCCGTACCAAGTGCGATCGATGCCGCCTTGATTTCGGACTCCAGTTTTGCAAACTGACCTGACATCGTGCCTTCAAGTTGCTGATTCATGCCGTAGAATCGACCGCCTTCGCTCGTTGCCGTCTCAAATGCTTTTGCCACCATTTGAGCACTAATCGCACCGTCTTCCATTCGCTTCTTGAGCTCGATCATGCTAACTCCGGTCGTCCTGCTGATTTCCTGTAAAGGATTAAAACCAGCGTTGACCATCTGCAAGACTTCTTGACCCATTAGCCGACCGTTGGCTTGCACTTGACCAAATGCCAATGCCAACGATTGAAACTGCTCGGCATTACCAAGAGAGATCGCTGCAAGCCTGCTAAGTGTCGGGCGAAGTGCTTCGGCTTGAACGCCGAATTGAAGCATAGTTTTCCCTGCTCTTGAGAAGTCCGCAAAGTTAATCGGGCTTTCAATGTCAAGTGCTTTGAAGTCACTGAGCAGCTTGGTCGCTTGAGCCGCCGAGCCTGTCATAACTCCGAAGGCTACCTTGGTTTGCTCCATTTCGGCAGCAAGCTTGACCGATGTTTTGACCGCCGAAACCGCAGCACTTAGGCCAGCGTAAGTCATCGCTAGATTCTTGATTGAACTCATTGCCGATTGCTGGTTTGTGATTGCAGCCTTTTGCTCGTTGACGGCTCTGGTAGTCTGCCCTAGTTGAGCCTGCAAGTTTGCTTGCACTCGTTTGAATTCGTCGGTCGTCATCGACCCGTTTGCAACCTTGATGCGTAGTTGCTCGATCGCTTGCGAATATGTCGCGACGTTCTGAACCGGAATCGATACGCCAAGCTTTTTGGAAAGAGTGTCTTGGATTGCTGCGAAACGTTCGGCGCTCAAACCGCCTGCATTGTAGGCCCGCTGAAGCTTTTCCATCTCCGTTGCGTAGCGATCAAACGGATCGATCGATTCCCTAGCAAGCTTTGTAATCGATGCCAACTCTCCGCGCGTAAACATGCCGCCTTTCTTGAGCTCGTCTACGTCCATGCCGATCTTGATGTTTGCAATGTTGATGGTTTGAGCCATTTAATTACCTCCAAATCCAAACATTGCCTTGACCTGTCCAGCCATCTCTTTTGCGGTATCCATGCCATCCATCAAAATCGATTTGAGGCTGACTTTCTTTCGAGCGTACCTAGCAGGCATAAACTCCTCGATCTCTGGACAATCTTTACCGGCTCGAACGAATAGATCTAAGTGCGTTGCATGTGCCAATGTCGCTGTCTGCAACCAAGATTCCCCCATTGGCTCAACTTTGTCCCAAGCGACCCACTGATTTAACTGTCCCGCAGGCATCGAGCGAACCCACCGGAGCGGATCCGCAATGCCAAAAGCCAACGCCAGCCGAAAGGCAACCTTTAGCCTTGGGCTGGATCGGATTTTTTTACCAAGTCCTCAATCTCTTTGGCGTTGTATGAGGACAACGCAAGGCAGTCCTCGTAAAGCTTGCCGACGATCTGATTTGGCACGCTCTTGAGCCTGTCAGGATCGCTAATAACGCGATTACCTTCTTTGTCTCGCAGGCAATACGAGACTAGAACGCGACGATGGCGAGACCATTCGTATTTGCCTTTCTTGTCCTGCATTGCGACTTCCATTTCAGCCGCATCACCTTCGGACAGTTCGTGCAAAACATATTCCTTGCCATTGACTAGCACCGGCTTGGTATTCAGTGGCCTTTCGACCAATGCGAAGAATTCATCTTCAATGTTACTCATCTTCCGATTCCTCCTTGGCGATCGCTTCCAAAGCATCCTCGTAAAACTTGCGGGAGTGCTGTTCTGGCCGTTGCACTTCGACCGGATAGCCTTGAACCTGTTCGGCTTGTAAAGCAATCGAGGTCAATTCGTCGTCGGTCAACGCATCATGCGGAAACTGAAACAAAGCTTGAATCTGAGCCACCTTGCCGAAAGGCAAATAGCCCACCAAAACACCATTAACGCCGATTTGGAACTGGTTGAGGTCTTTCAATCGACCGTCAACCGAATATCCTTGCTGTCGCACCAAAGTAAACATGCTCGCTCCTATTAAGCAGCCGTGAAAGTGATATCTGTTGCACCGTCAAATTGGAGCGTGTAGCTTCCGGTCATGATCGTGCCTTTTTCAAGCGTCGGAGTCTTGACCGACTTAACGAACGCAGTCCCCTGGAAAGATCCAGCACCGGGCAATGTGATCGTCACCGAAATGCCAGCGTATGGCTCAGCCGATGGGATCATGGCCGTGGTAAAAGGAATCGAAGATCCGAGCCAATAGAATTCCACTTCGACTTCTGGATTCTTGCGAAGATCCGAAGGGCGAAGCAACTCGAATCCAGCCGCTCCCAAGTCGGTAATCTCGAGTTGATCGACTCCGATGGTCATTTCGCCAATTCTCTTAAGCTTGGTGGTAATCAAGCCAGTCCCGGAAATGGTCGCTCCAAGTCCAGACGTCGGTACAGTCAATGCAGCCATGTCTAGGGCTCCCCGTAGTGAACCAAGAGATCGAAGCTAACCAAATACCGATGCTCTTGGTTTCCATCGGTTGGAGTGTCGTTTAGGTATTCGTCAGCACTGTCGAAATCGATTCCTGCAAATGAGTAACCGTCAACAGTACCGCGAAAAAAATCAATTCCGGTTTCGCGAATCGCTTTGCTTATTGAACTTGCGACCCGCCGAGTAGTTGCGTAGCAATCGAAGGTCACTCGGGCATGAGCCGACTTGGTTACACCGTCGATAGCGTGATCTCGTTCAGTCGAAGTGACGTAGTAAACAATGGAAGGCAGTTGAGCATTTTGGACGAGTGCATCAGGATACATTCGCTGACCAACAAGCGTTGATACCGCGTTGTAACTCAGTAGCTTTGTCCGTAATGCTTCGCCGATCGCCGACATTACAACTCCCCGTTGATTACGATGATGTCCCGAGATGCAGCCTCAGCCGAATTGCTGACCACCTTTAGGTATCGAACACCGGCCATGACTTCGGTATTTAGTGCGATGAATCGCGATGCCGCAACTGTCACACTATATTGCGTTGATCCGTTGTAGAGATCGTAGAAGTTGTTTGCATCGTCAGAAGCTTGAAAGGTAAACGTAGTGCCTGTCAACGCTGTTGGCGTTCTGAGTGCAAACACCGTTCGACCGCCTTCGAGCGTTAATGAACTTGAAACGGTTCCGCTAGATGCAATGGTTACTTTCGATGTGAGTTGTAGATTTCTAGCCAAGGCGAAGCTCCTTGATTTGCTTTTGTAGTTCGTCCATGAAAGCTTGTCCAGCTTGTGATTTCGTAATGTCGAAAGCCTTGACGGGTGCTCGATCTTGAATCGGAAAGTCGGCGGTTTGTGGCTTGGTTCTAACTGTCGTTGTGTAGGTTTTTCCCTTCCTGCTGATTCTTAGGATCGATTGCCCTGGCTTGCCCCATAGATTCCTTTGGTAGCTTGTCCCGCGTTTGATAGGCATCACAAATTGTTGCTTGTTGCCTTTCGGGTATGTCGCACCAACATAGACAGCCAAACCGTTTCGCATGACCTTATGTCCAAAGTGATCCCGCGAATCATTTTGGAATGCAGGATTGTTTTTGTACTTCTTAGACCACTTGAGCCGACTACCGCCCCGAGAGCTCCTAGCTTGCGATTTGCAGGCTCTTGCAATCGTTTCGCCAAACGCCCCGAGACACTTGCCTAGAGGCCCATTGCGAAGCGTTAAAGGGATCGCATCGACCGCTTTAATCAAGGCTTCATCGATTTCAATGGTTGTTCCCATTACAGCACCGCCGAGCAAATAATTTCTAGGTACTTGCGAAGTCCATCGACGCGGTTAATCGCCGTGATTCCGTACCGCTCGTTCTCAAAGAGCACGCTCATTTGAGTGTTGTAGCCTGATCGGTAACGAACAATAAAAACCGCCCTTGTTCCTGCCTCCAATTGACGGCCTCGCATGTTCTCGATGCCGCTCGTTGGATTCCATTCGCAAGGCTCATTAACGACATAGTTTGACCAACTGACAATAGGTTGACCGCTTGCATCTTGCGTTGTCGTTTCTTGCTGGATCGTGCAACGATGTCGCATCGCGCCGACTCTGTGCCTACTTGGTCGTCCTGATCCGCTCATGGGTAGCTAGCCCTCATGAATCGACGCACCAGCATTTCGTATGGTCGCATGGTTTGCAGAGCATCCGACATAACCATATCGCGATTCTCAAAGTAATGAGCAACTAGCATTAAGATCGCCGCCCTAGCTGCTTCAGGCACGCTTTGCCCGTCTTGCGAGTGTCCCGCCTTGTAGGTGACTTGCCAAGCGTCCCAACGACTGGCCGACACAGGCAAGGTGACCAAGTAGGCAAGCCTAATTTGATCGACATGCAACTGATACTGATTCGATGCCCAAGTTTGTAGCGTGTTGTTGCCGTCGTAGTATTGGATCGAGGTGATCGAATGAATGGGGCTCTTGAGCAACTTAAACCCGTCGAAGATCGAAGCGACTCGCAAACGAAGCGTCTGGAAACAAGTCACGCTGTCGGTATCGTGCTCCCACTGCTCCCGAGCCGCTCCGATCAATGCTGAAAGGTGCATATCGTGGCTAGTGTCGCTTGTTGCGATTTCGAGTTGTTTTTTCGCCTCGCTGAGCGTCACCGGCTCGGCTGTTGGCTTTGTCACTACTTCCGCTATCAATCGCACTTGCGAAACCTCGCTGGATCATTATTTCCGCTTGACCGGCTTGAACGCCTACCAGCCGAAAACCGACTGGCAGGCCATTCCAATCTTTCAAAAGGATCAAGTCCATAGACTAGACCACAATGCAAACGTCACCGTCTGCAACATCCGAAGAAACGCTCGGCGGAATCTTACCTCGACTCAGGCAAGCAACAGCCGAGATGTAACCGCCGGAAGTGCCATCGCCAAAGGTTGCAACGACCTTGAGGAATGGATTCTTCCCTCGCATGTCGATGTGGAACAAGCAGACCTGGCCATCATCGGTTGCACTTGGGAGTGCCAAGGTAGCACCGCCAAGACCTGACCCGCCGTCGAATGTCGCTCCGGTAATGTCAGCGTATGTCCCACCTGACGCGTCGGAAGCTTGAACCTTCAATGCACTCATCGCAATGTCAGTTGCTCCGAGCGTCACAGCGATCGTAACGAAGTCCCAATTGCGAGCATCAACGACGGTAGCCGTTGCGGTTGCATTGTCAAGCAATGCACCTGGCTTGATAGCAGCTACCCATTTAGTGTGTTGAAGTGCGTTCATGTATCACCTACTTTCTTTTATTGGTTGTGAATTAGGCAGCGGCCTTGAGTTGAACGATCGGCCCAGCAACGCTAGCCGTTCCGATCTCATGGATGTTGATGTCATATCGAATGTTGCTGAACACTCCGATTTGGTCGAAGTCAACATATCGCGACGCATCGGACTTGATGGTCAAGCTTCGACGCATGCCCATCGTGCAAGCCAAACCGAGATCGCCGAAGTAGGCAAACTTGGTCGAGCCGCTAATGGAACTTGGCAACGTCTGAGAAAAGACCACTGGGAAGCCCATAAATTGTTGCATTGGGGCCCCTGCAAGATCCATCACGGTGTTCCCACCGGCAGCAAATTGCAAACGAGCCAAAACATTCCAGTAGACCGCCGAATGGCAGAACCAAACCGGACGGATTCCAGGGTACTGAGGCAACTTGCTAACAGCATCTTGGAAGACTGCAATCGTCAATCCTGCAGCCGTGTTTTGACCAGCCGCAGCGGTAGAAACCGAACCTGCAGCAAGCACGTTTGCAAGTCCTACGATGCTGCCATAAGTCGGCAAGCCATCACCAAGGAATCCGCAAGAGTCTTGCTTGACCGCATGGGCGTAAGCAATCTCGGTTGCGAGCATGTCGGCCAATGCGATTGCAGCATCTTCGGAAAGCTCGCTCGATACCTTGGTCAGCGTAGCGAACTTGCGAGCCGTCAAATTTACTTGATTGACGCTGGCATCCGAGCTCGTGATCTCGGCATTTTCACCGACTGCATAAGCGGTCAAACCACCGACGCGACGAGGCAAGGTTGCGCTGTCGGAAGTCATCGGGTAATTGCGAGCGTACCGAGCAAACACGCCGTATTCTTCGAGCAAGCTGATAACGCTGTTCTCAAACTGGACAGGCACTAAAGAACCGCCGTTGAGATCGTTGTTTTCGCCCATTGCGTTGAGAACGCCATGATCGCGACACCATTGCTTCGACTTGTCGCTTCCAAGAACCGCGT